GTTTTTATTACTTAATGTTTCAACATCAATATAATCATCCGCAGTATAATCAAATCCACACTGGTCTTGTAATCCACCTGTAACATTAACAATAATAGGTGTTCCGGCCATTATACTTTCCGCAGTGCCCAAACCAAATCCTTCATTACTTGCGATGTTAATAGTACAATCGGCAATGTTATATAATTCATTTAACTTGTCGGCTTCAATTTTATTGGTTGAGAACACAACATTATAATCAGGACATACTTTATCCTTTACAGCATATAAATCAGTACCATTGTTATCTATTGGTGTGGTATGTAATAACAAGACACATTTATTGGCATCTTCTTTTGATAATTTATCACAAAATAATCTATAAGCGTAAATTAAATCTGATGTTTGTTTTCTTCTAATATTTCTACTGTTATAAAATAACACAAAACTATATTCTTTATCACCAAACAATTGTTTATTGGTTTCTGTTAAATCAATGTCTAATGGTTTGAAAACGTTTGGATTAATTCCATGTGGAACATAACTAACTTGCCAATCCTCTAATGGTTTACGAATACCATCGTCCATTTTACCCACACGATTAACAATACCATAGGTTAATTTAGATATACAACCTAACCAATCACAACTTTCGTAGTAATCTTTGTTATATAATGGGTCGGGAAGATTATCCCAAATATGATAATAAAGAATTGGAACTTGTTGTCTTATTTCATGTTCAGCATCATATAACCATTGCCAATAGTGAGGGTCGGTAAAATGTAATATAGCGTCTATCTTTTCTTCTTTAAGAATTGTCCTTAAAACATTAATGTCACCATAACCATTATATGGTATTATCTTTACTTCAGCATCTTTAACACCCGTTCTTTCTCTAACATCATCGTTACAATCAACAAACTTACCGTTTTCAGGATGATTAATACCAGCACCTAATTGTATCCAATTAAACCTATCAACGGTACCCATTACGAATTCTTTAGACATTGTTGAAATACCTGAAGTCATTCGTAAATCGTCCGATAATAATAATATTCTTTTTTTACCCATATTAATATTTTGATCCACTCACAGATAAATCTGTGTAATTATTTATTTTATTTCTAAATGATTCGTCTTTGACGTAAAGGTCTAATGTACGATTAACTAATTTTTGTAAGTTAATATTGCCATCAATTGCATTTATCTTAAATTTTCTGTAAACGTCTTCCAATACATGGACACTTGTTAATTTTTTTTCTATTTTCATATTCAAATATATATTTATTGATATATACTATAATCAAAAAAATATCGTTAATAATAACGATATCTTAAATTATCGTGTATATTATTGATTAGTGTTTGATGTCCCCTCTTGAGTTACTGGTTGAGTAACTTCTGGTGTTTGAACTTCACTTAATCTAATGTTTACCGGTGGTTGAACTGGTGAATCTTGTTTTTTACCTTTACATCCGCATCCCATAATTGTTGTTTTTTATAAATATTTAGTTTATTCGTTTTTGGAGACCCTATACCATTCTTTTTTTGATATTGTTATACCATTTTTTGTTATATCATTTGATTCATAATCCTCCCAAAATTTCTTTGTTAAAAAATCCTCACAACTTTTTTTAAGTTTAATAAAATCACAATTCGTTGTAACTTTATTCCAAAGTAAAGTGTATGGTAGAAATCCAGGATGATTATTAAACCCCGATACAATATCTTCAGGATAGAAATCACCACACTTTCTAATATAACCAACTTCTTTGAAATTATCAATAGTCCACTCATCAATTCCACCTCTTCTATATCTTTCATTCTCATAAAACCAAATATTATTAAAGTTTAATTGATTTATTTGGTTTGAAGTTTCGGGTGACATTATTTCTAAATCTTTTAAATTATTATTAATTGGATTATAATTATCATTTATTATGATTTTCTTTAATTTATGGTCAACTCTTTGTACCTCTAATCTAGATGGTAAATCGTGAATCAATAAACCATCATTGTTTTCCCAACCTGATAGTGTTGATTGCATAAATAGAAAATTATATTTAATACCTGACTTTTCTAAGAAAAATTGAGTCCTCAATATATTATCTAAATAAGTTTTTATTTTATTTTCTAACGGAAAACTTAATTCAATTTCCTGAGCTTTTTCAAGAAAATATTTAAAATCGGGACCAATTTCTGAGAATGAGTCCATCGGCATGTGACAAGGACTTATGTAGATTTTATCCTTTAATTTCGGAATCGTTAATATTTTTTTTGAATTGTATATCTCCAATTCATCTAATAAAAATTGTATTGGTTCTAAAGAATTACTTTCTAAATTTTCTTTTTGAAGTAAATCATAATAGAAATTCTTTTTCTCCCAATCAAATAAATCTAAATCTAATTTAATATAATTAAACGGATGAACTGAAAACCTATGCCATTGTGACCATTCAACTAAAGTGTATATGTTTTTAGAATCAACACCCAAATCTAATAGTTTTTGACACACATAAATTGTTGAATCTGATTGCCAATCAGAACCTTGACTACCCATTGAAGTGTTAATTATAACTGTATCATCATCCATTAACAACCAATCTTCACCATATTCTTTACTTAAATTTGAATTACATGACCAATTGAAAGGTCTAAATGTGAACTCAGGAATACGACCGTAACTACAACCTGATGCGACAACAAATTTATATTTTTTTAAATCCATTTTTGTATTTGTCAATTTAATTTCTTATATTTTAATAATACGAAAAATAAATAAAAAAATCAAATGGATAAGGACTTCAAACCTATAAAGAGTGTTTACAACAGCAATTACGAAGTGATTAAGAATATAATGGATTTATATAAAATCGACCGTTTTGATTTAGATTGTACCTATTCTACCGGAAACTTTTGGAAGGAACTCCCAACACCAAAGTTTAAATCGGATTTATTCCCCAAAAACGATACAATTATTGAGGCCAGTTCAGAACATTTACCATTTGAGGATGGAAGTATGAAGAGTATTATGTACGACCCTCCATTTGTAATTGCGGGTAAAACATATAAGGATAATAGAGTGGGGAGTTCTATTATTGCTAAACGTTATGAGGGATATGAGACCTATGGACATCTAATGAAGAATTACTACAATACATTAAAGGAATTGTATAGAATAACCGAAAAAGATGGTTTGGTTGTTTTTAAATGTCAAGACACCGTTTCAGGTGGTAAAAATCATTTTACACATTCAATGGTTATGGATATGGCAATGGAAATGGGATTTTACCCTAAAGATTTATTTATTTTAGTTGCAAATTTAAGAATTAATAGTTTTGGAACAAAATGGACAAAACAAGAACATGCGCGGAAATATCACAGTTATTTTTGGGTTTTTCAAAAAACTAAACCAAAAGTTAAATACGATTTCTCAAACATTGAACCTTATTCTATTGAACTGGATTCTGAGGAGTCCCCAAATACATAGCAACTTTATCACCCACTTTCCACCCATCACAGGTACCTGCGGGAAATTCAATGATATGGTCACCAATACCTGTGTAACGAGGTAAAGTCATCCTGTGTGGGTCAGGAGCCTCACAGTTAGAATGTATACGATTAATACGGTTGTTAAGGACAAATAAAATATCTAATGGTATTAAACAGTTCTTCATCCAAAATGAATGGTGACCCTTACCCATCTTGAATACCATACAACCGTTTAGTTCTGTTCTACCCATCATACCTTTTTGAATATCATCTGGCGATGAAAGGTATTCGGCGGGAAATGTTTTGTTATTGATGTGAACTGACATATCTATAATTATTTGGAAATTTCAAATTAAAAGGTTATATTATAAAAAACAAAGTTATGCAAATAAAAATTAGAGAAATAATCTATATAATGATGATGATAACTGGTATTCTTATTGAGAAATACGGGTTGAATACGGGTAACCCTGAATTGGAAAAGATGTTTGGTTGGGGTATGATTAGTTTAGGTCCAATCAATATGGTGATTGATTATATTAAGAAACCTAAAAAGAAGTAATATGTTTAAGAATTATTATAAAGATTTTTTCATATATAATAAGAAACACCACTGGTTTATAATACCTGCAATTATTTTCTATTACGATAAGGATGAATATTATGAGGATGGTAAAACATCACCATCTTGGGGGTTAACTATTAGGTGGTTGACATATATGGTGGGGTTCCAAATACAAAAAAACCCTGATAATCAATAAATTAACAGGGTTTTAGTAAGGAGTTATAATCTTCCTTGTCCACGGTAGTTCTTTTCAGTTCTATCGTGTTTGTTGTGGGTCTTTACCGCCGAACCTTTCTTTCTCTTACCAAAAGAGACTTTGTTGTTACTAGCACTTTTTCCTTTTGCCATAAAATTTATTTATTTATAAGTATATACCAAATTATTTTTCTATTTTTGACCTAAACTTACAACATGGAGGAAATATTACTTTACCAACGATACTCTTACGCAAAAATCACCCCATATAAGAATTACTCTAAATTTCCGAGAGAGACACAACCACATAGTGGTATATATAAACATCTATCATATGATGACTTATATGGTGGTACAACTACAGAATATTATGATGGGGAAGAAGGTATTGGATTGGCACCTGTGTTAGATAACCACAATAAGAAAAATACTAGATATTTTTATTGGAAAGACGACCTTAAAAATATACCTGTTATAAAATACGCATCTAAACATAAAACGGATGGTGGAAGAGGTGTATTTTATACAACAAAAGATAGACACATAAAGAAATATTATAACGAACCATTCAGTGATATATTAGTAATTATTCTTGAGAGATCAATTATAAGAAGAGGAGATAAGGTTACAATAAAATCAAACAAATACACAAAACATAGAGGTTTCAATTGTAAGTATTTTAAAACAAATAGCTTCACCACATCAGTTACTTTTGATATGGTTAAAGGTGATTTTTTAATCATCGGTACAACTTTTACAGGTAAAAAGAAAAGTAAGCCTATTTTTAGAAAAAATAGTTTTAATCATCTTATGAATTTTATAAGAAGTACAGACGGACCATTTAAATTTTTAAGAAATCATATGGGTAAAAGCAATAGATTATATAAAGAATTATATAATGTATTTGATGATAAACATTTTAATGAGGCATTATACTTAGTGTTTAAACGAATGATTTCATTCCCAACAGATGGACCATTGTTTAGAGATTATTTTTATGATGAAGTGATGAGATGGTTTATTAATACAAAGAAAATAAAAACACCAAACGAATATAAAGATTTAATACTAAAATATTATCCAACAGAAAAGTATTTGAAGAAGAATGATAGGAAGTTAGTCGCGTCAATATTAGATGTGTTTCAAATCAAATCAAAAATAACAATTAAGTTATTACATGAAAGACCTAATATAGATTTAAGATCACTTTTAAGATTGTGTTATTTATTTGGAGATCAATACCAAAAATATATTGGGTCTATTAGTGTCGACATGTTTGGAGTTATGGGAACAATTAATGATTTACCATCATCATCCTTAAAAATGATGGAAAGTACTTGTAGTGATTATAAAAATCATGGATATGATATTAATGATATAGAAAAAGAAAATTTATTAAAGGTATTAACAAGTGAACCAGAAAGGGGAACTACTGTAAATGAAAATTTTATAGGATTAGTTGTAGATCATTTTCGAATGTTAAATAGAATTAGAGAATATGATTCTAACATTAGAATGAGGGCTAATAATAGAATTAAATTTCATAATGAACATAATGAATTATCTAAAATGATATCAGCAATTAAAAAAGGTTGGGTCATTCAATATTTTTATCCTGAAGAAACGGTGAGACAAATTCAACAACCGATTAGTTGTGAGAAAAAAAGTGAGTTGTGGAAACACAGTAGTAATGGTAATAAAGAACTTATCACTACAATAAGTGACGGTGAGATAATGATACACCCATATGTTCTAACAAGAGAAGAGGAATACGTTGAAGAAGGTAGGTTTATGCATCACTGTGTTGCATCATACGCGGAGACAGACACATCAATTATTGTATCGTTGAGGACTGAAGATAAACAAGATAGAGTTACGTGTGAGTTTAAAATATCAGATGGAAGAATGGTGCAATCAAAATATTTCTCAAACTCACAACCACCAAAACATTATCAAAATGTGATAGATGATGTAAGTGATTTGATTAGAATGCACGCGAGATTTGGAACACTCAACTGGTTAAAGAAGGACAGAGTACCTGTTATGATAAATGGAGTTGAAATTACTCCCGAAATGAGAGAACCGAGAAGATTAATTGATATTTTAGATTTAGACGACGCGGAACCTCTACCGTTTTTTTAACTACACATTTTCATTTAATCCATATATATTTCTATATGGATTTATTATTTTCGTACTCCCAACAAAAGAAGGATAAGAATAGAAAGAGAGATGAATCAATTAGTGAATGTTTAATTAGATTACACAAACACAATGATGAACTTACATATGAAGGTATTTTTGATTTTGATTATGATAGATATGGTACACCAAGACACGTAACCTTTGAACACAACTTAATTGTTAATTTAATTACAGGTGATATTTCAGTAAAATATAAGATTAAAAATAACTTAAACATTGATGAAAAAATGTTTAGAAGTACAGATCAAGATAAAAAGAATGATTTTAAATTATTATTTGATTTAGTTGAAAATGGTATTGCACGTGGGGAAAAACGAAGAGGATATTGGGGAGTTAAATACGAAAGGTCTGTTAATAAAATATGTGATATTTTTATTAAACAAATACAACCAAAATTTAAATCACAATTTCTTAAAGATAAGAATTATGAATTAAAACCTTATTACAATACCATCTATGACATGTTAGTTGATTATCATTTAGATATAAAAGGTATTAAAGGACACGATGCGGTATATTACGACATTCAAAATGATTACCCTAAAAAGAAATGGTTAGAAAAAAATGATTATAAATTTCTACCGTCCGTTTTAGATTACTATGGAATTAAATCAAAATATCTCATTAAAGAATTAAGTCAGAACGTTAGACAAATACAAATATCCACATTAAATTATATCTGTAAATTATTTGGTAATAATCATATTGAGTATTTAAAAAAATTCACTTGGGAACCCCATTGTTATGATACCCCACCAAATAAGAAATTACATTACTTAAAAAATGAATCAGAAAAAGAATTCATGGTTAAAGTAATTAATGATTGGGAAGTTGATACCATTAAAACTGATTCATTAATTTATACATTAAATAAATTATTTTCAATTAGAGATTTATTAGAACAGAGAGGACTTAATTTAAAGTTTAAAGCAAAAAATGATATTGAATTTGATAACACTATGGAGATGTGGTCAGGATTGAAATTACATTTTGCGCGTGGATATAAAGTGAGATATCTTATTGATGAAGATTTTGTAAAAGAAATTGAAGAAGACATAGTGATTGATGGATTAGTGTTTAAACCTAAAATATTATTAACTGAAGATGATTTTAGAATCGAAGGGTTCAATATGAAAAATTGTATGTCTAAACAATTCGCACACGGAGTCATTTATATATTTGCATCATTACAATACAAAAGGAAAAGAATTAACTTACAATACAGAAAAGGTAATCTAATACAGTCCTATGGTAAGGCTAATACACCGGTTATTGAGATATTTGAAGAGGCCACCAATATTTTAACTTCAAGGTTCAAGAAGTATCCAACAATAGAGTGGAAAAAAGACAAATATGATTTCATAACTTATTGATAATCAATGTATTTTTTTAATAAAATATTTTTTGGTATTTCATAATAAATTCTTATTTTTGTTATGAACTAAACTAAATCAAATGAAATATCTATCAGTTTGTAGTGGTATTGAATCCGCTACAGTTGCGTGGGAACCACTTGGTTGGGAATGTGTTGGTCTGTGTGACTTCGCATCGTTTCCACAAAAAGTATTATCCCATCATTACCCAAACACAACATTATTTACTGACATTACTAAACTAACCCAACATGAAAAGTACAAAAAAATTAAATTCGACTTATTGGTCGGCGGAACGCCTTGTCAATCTTTTTCCGATGCAGGACTCAACAAAGGAATGGATGACATCCGTGGTAGAATCTCCCTTGAATATGCAAGAATTCTTAAAGACAAACGACCTAAGTGGTTCATTTGGGAAAATGTCGAAGGGGTTTTTAAAAAGCAACACAAAAAAGCCTTATGTGAAATCATCTCCTCTTTCACTGGTGTTGACTTCAAACCAGAAGGTCTCGACAAGCAAGGGATTGTTCAAGGGGAAGAATATTCAATCGCTTATAGGGTTCTCGACAGCCAATACTTCGGAGTTCCCCAACGACGCAAAAGAATCTACATTGTTGGATATCGTGGAAAAAACTGGAAAATCCCATTCTCAGTATTATTTGAACAAGGATGTTTTGAAAGCGTTAAAGAGAAGAATAAAAGCAAGAGGGATGAGTACACCAAAAATATTCTTGGAGAAATTAAACTCGCTGGTACGATAACAAAATCATACGGTCAAACTCAAACAGATGGTATGGGTCCAGTATCAACATCTAATTTTTGGGTTGATGATAATGGTATAAGATGTTTTACTGAAAGAGAATTAGAAAGATTACAAGGGTTTCCTGATGGGTATTTGGATTTTGAGGTTGATGGTAAGAAACCTGGTTATTCTGCGGTAAAAGGAGCACTTGGTAATTCAATGACTGTCAATGTAATGTATTGGATAGGACAGCGAATTAACTTTATTGACGATTACATTGAGAATAAAAAGATTTTGAAATCTAAGAAAATTTAATTATATTACAATATGCAAGAAAAAGAATCAAACACATCAACACATTTTTGGATTAGTTTAGTTAAATCTTTTTTTAGAATTTGTGCGGGTGTCGCTTTAGTTGACGGGTCTTTAATGGATGCTGGTGGTTTATTAATCATAGCTGAAGCTCTTGGCATTGCTGAAGAAATATTTTAATTATGAATTACTTCCAAACAATGGCATTTGCAAACAAATTATATTACGAAAATATGAAAACATTTAAAGATTTGGAATTTAATCCACATCCATCAGGAAATGGAATTCAAGCTAGAGTAAATTTTAAAAATGGTCACGGACTTAGTGTTGTTAAGGGACACATCTTTATCGGAGACAATGATTTATTTGAGATGGCAGAACTATTCAATGATGAATTGGTAAGTGGAACATCAATAATGGAAGTTACTGAAGAACAGATAACAGAAAAATTAATTGAACTACAAGAATTATAATATGGAAAACGAAACAAAATTTAGAGCGGGAATTGTAATGTCTTTGTTAGGGTTGGTTATAATGACATTTGAATATTTTGAAAAAGATAGGGTTTATCAAGAACTCATAGTATCGTCATCGAAACAAATTGACAGTTTGAAGGAAGAAATAGAATTTAAAGACAATCAAATTGGATTACGTGATATGATAATTGAAGAAGTGAAAATAAAAAATCCATTAATGATAGATGATGTTCTAAAAAATACCGAAGGGTTAACGTATGAAAAATAAAGAAAGTGAAATATTTTTAGGTGCAGGTAATAACATGTCAATGAAATCGTCTAGATTGGTGACCACTTATCAAGTACTTTATTTAACTACCCCCAAAGATGGGACCATATCAATGAGTATTAAGATTGAGGCGGATTTTGATACCATACCCGAAGAATATCAAGAGGTGTTTATGAATATGATATCTGTAAAATATTTGAATAGGGTTTCATTTGGTGATAACCCATTCTCACAATGTTTACCGGCACCTAAAAAACGTTGGTGGCAAATTTGGAAAAACTAAACTATAAAGATATGATTTACATTATCATTGGTATTATTGGGACAACACTATGGATGGCATTTGAAATGTGGAGAGCCCCTATGATGGATGACAACGGTAGAATAACTAAACCAGGTAATAAACTATCAGATTTATTTAAAAAGAAAATATGATATTTATCATATAAACAACTATTATGGCATATTCAGATAAAGTGTTGGATCATTATTCTAACCCCAAGAACGTGGGAACATTAGATAAATCCAAATCAAATGTAGGAACTGGGTTGGTTGGTGCTCCCGAGTGTGGTGATGTAATGAGATTACAAATTGAGGTTGTAGATAACATTATTACCGATGCTAAATTTAAAACCTTTGGGTGTGGTTCAGCAATCGCATCATCGTCAGTTGCAACCGAATGGTTAAAAGGTAAAACGTTAGATGAGGCAATCACAATTGATAATATGGATTTGGTTGAGGAATTAAACCTACCACCGGTTAAGATACACTGTTCAGTTTTAGCACAAGATGCCATACAAACTGCAATAAACGATTATAGAAAGAAACAAGGATTAGAGGAAATAATCTTTGAAGAATCACATGTATAAAAAATATAAATTATGAGTTTTATTATTGGAAGTAGTTGTGTTGATTGTATGGATACGGCTTGTGCAAATGCGTGTCCGGTTGATTGTATTCACGGACCAATAAATGTTGAAGGTTCAGGTTCAGAAGTGGGTGAACAAGGTAAGGATGCGTTCCCTGGAGGACAACTTTATATAAATCCTGACAGTTGTATCAATTGTGGAGCTTGTGTACCTGAATGTCCTGTTAGTGCTATCTATGAAGATGAAGATTTAGCAATTAAGGCTGGCGAAGAAGAATACGTTCATAAAAATTACGAATTCTTTGGTTTAAAATATAATTAAAATGGTTACAGTATCGGATAAAGCACTTGAACATGTTGTTGAGTTGATGATGGAAAAAGGAATAACACCTGACACCCATTTTCTTCGTGTTGGAGTTAAAGGAGGTGGTTGTAGTGGTTTATCTTATGCTATGGATTTTGACAATAATGTAACAGACATGGATGAAGTCGTTGATTTAAATGTATTGAGGGTGATTATAGATAAAAAATCACTTTTATATCTATATGGTACTGAATTAGATTATTCCGATGGTTTAAACGGAAGAGGTTTTAATTGGATTAACCCAAATTCCAGCCGAACTTGCGGTTGTGGAGAAAGTTTTGCTCTCTAATTTTTATTTTTCATTTATTTTTATTATATTATACCTATGAAGGTATTAGAATTATTTGCGGGTAGTCGTTCCGTCGGAAAGATTGCCGAAAAACTTGGTATGGAAGTTTTCTCTTCTGACCTAATTGACTTTGAAGGTATTAACTACGCGGTTAGTATATTAGATTTTGATTATGAGAAAGTTCCATTTAAACCAGATGTAATATGGGCGTCACCACCTTGTACAGGATTTAGTGTTGCGGCTATAGGTCACCATTGGACTGGTGGTAAAGGGGCTTATATCCCTAACACCGATACCGCACGATTAGGTATAGAACTCGTAAAGAAAACATTAGAGATTATTGACCACTATAAACCCCAACATTGGTTTATGGAAAACCCTCGAGGATTACTTCGTAAAATGGATTTGGTTCAAAATTTGAAACGTCAAACAGTTACCTATTGTCAATACGGTGATGAACGTATGAAACCAACCGACATATGGACTAACAGTGATGTGTGGGTTCCTCGTAAGATGTGTAAGAATGGTAACCCTTGTCACGTTGCAGCACCAAGAGGATCAAGAACTGGAACACAAGGTAGAGCTAACGCATATGAAAGAAGTAAGATACCCGAAGACCTTTGTTATGAAATATTAAAAAGTTGTTTATAAATTAAAAATTAGATTATGGAAATAGTAATTATTTTAGGATTTGTTGTTTTTGCGGTGTTCGCCGTGTTTGGTACAATAAACATGATTAGACAAATTAATAAAATACCAAATGAAAAAGATTAAACATCCTTTAGTTAAAGGCGCCGTTAAAGAAATCATTCCGAGAATATATTGTGCTCAAGTTGATGATGATTATGATAGAGCGATGTTGTTCTGTCGTTATCAAGAGTACTATGAATCACCATATAAAAAATTTAGAAATAAATCATTTACTTGGATGGAGTATATGAGACATTATAAATCCGCATGGAAGAAAAGAACATTTACCTATCCCGATGATTGGGCAGGATATAACATCCCAAGTAATGTAATGCAAAGAGCAAATCACATATTTTGTAAAGAAACAGAGTACGATGAAATAATGAATGACATTTATTTTTATTGTGCAATTGATTCACAAAATAAAAATAATGGAACAAGATGCGATTGGTATTTGATTGGTGCAAGTTCTAAAGATAAAGGAACAATGAACCACGAAATTGCGCACGGTTTATATTTCACCAACAAAGAATATAAGAAAAAAGTAAACGAACTTATCAACAATATTAAACCAACTCATTACGGTAAGTTAAAAAAGAAACTTATTAAAATGGGATATGTTGACGATAATAAAATTATTGATGATGAAATTCAAGCGTTCATGTCAACGGGGTTATATAATGGATTGAACACAAAGGAACTAAAAGTTTACGAAAAAGAATTTAAAAATAATTTTAAAAAATTTACAAAATAATATGGCAACATTATGGATATTTGGTGATTCTTTTAGTATGGATTATAATGAGGATAACACTACAAATATGATTGAGTATGTTAAATGGAAAGGAAAAAAAATTAAAACATATGGTAATTTTGTTTCCGAAACATTAAATTATAAATTAAAAAATTTAGCGGAAGGTGGTTCAGACAACTATACTATTTTTAACGTTTTATGTGATAATATAGAACACATAAAAGAAAATGACATTGTAATAATTGGATGGGCACCAAAAACTAGATTTAGGATTGCAAATACAAATGGTAAATGGATGATTTTAAATGGTAATTTTACAGGTAATGAAGGTGATTTCATTGAAAATGTTAAAAATCGTACAATTAATGAAATATTAGTAAATCGATTTGAAAATGACATTTATAAAAGTGAAATTAAATCTTGGGTTAATTTAATAAAGGTTGCGTTAAAAAATAACATAGTATATGATTGGCATTGGATAGATGATTTTTTAGAAACAACCAAAACATTTGAATTAATATCGCAAGAAACAAACGGATTAATACAAGATACGCATTGGACAGAAGATGGACATGAAAAATTTTCTAAAATTATATTAGAAATTATAAAAAAATAAAATATGGGATACGTAATCGGTATTGGATGTAGTTTTGTTTTAGCGGTAATAGTCGCTTTCTTTTGGGTTAGAGGTATTGACCATATGAAAGAGAACCATCCAGATTATAAGGCAGACGACCTATTTGGTAAGTTTGATGATGACGAATACGATGAGGATCACCCAAGATAATTCAAAAATCCTGATATTTATAATCGTATGAAGAAAAGAACCTTACAGGAAGAATTAGAAAGAATACACGGTATAACCTATGGTGAAGAGGTACTTAAAGAAGGATTTCTTGATTTTTTATTGGGAAAAACTAAAGATGGTGGTATCGAAAAGAAAGTTGATGAACCTGGTAAAGCCGATTTAGTTTCTAATGACATCCAAGATTTTTACGATACCATTCAAAAATCAATTGAAAATGGTGGGTTGAAAGAACAAAGTTTAGGTTCAATGACCTATCAAAAAGAGGTTGAATCGATGCAAATTGGGTTGATGTTACTTGGTTACGATTTACCAAAACATGGTGTAGATGGTCTATTTGGACCTGAAACTGCAAGTTCAGTTCAAAAATTCGCCACAGATAATAATATTAACATCACTTCAGAAAATCCGATAAAAGAATCGGTGCAAAAAATCAAATTAAGTTTGTTAGAGGTGGCATTAATTTCCCCATTAGACAAAACATCAGTCAATTCGGGATTTGGTTCACGAGGTGGTGGTTCACATAACGGTGTCGATTTGGCGGCAAATGCCGCACAAGTTAAATCGCCAGCAGATGGTATTGTAGAGGTTGGTGAAATAAAAAATGATGATTGCGGTGGTACTATCATTATAAATCACGCAGGTGGATTCAAGACAGGATACTGTCACATGCAAAAAATTAATGTCAAAGCGGGACAACAAGTTAAACAAGGTGACGTTTTAGGTATAAGTGGTGGAGATTCAAGTGATGTTGGTCATGGTAGGAGCGACGGGAGACATCTACATTTTACATTAAGAAAAGACGGTCAGTTAGTTAATCCATTGGATTACATAAACAAGAGTGGTATTGTAATGACAGGAGGAGTACAACAATCTTCTCAAGGTTCAAATATTGACGCTACACCCGAATTATTAACAAAACTTTTGGGGTTGCTCAAACAAAAGGGCGTCACTTCAGAAGAATTGAATCAATACATTGATAAAGTAGTAACAGGTGGGGGTGCTCAATTTACCGATTTAGATTTAACTAAATCAGAAGATTTTGAAAAGTATTCTAAAATCTGTCAAAAATTTATTGATACACGAAAACCTAACTTATTGAATATCACAGGTGCAATGATGGCAACTGCAGCTAAACAAGCATTTGATAAGTATCAAAAATTTGTACCAGCTGAATTAGCATTAGCTCAATTAGCAACAGAAGGTGGTATTGGTAACAACGACCCAAATAGTAGACCGATTAAGACACGTAATCCATTTAATGTAGGGAACACGGATAATGGTACCGATGTAGTTCATGGAGATGTCCAATCAGGAATTAACACGTATTATAATTTAATTGCAAATAGATACTTAGGTAAAGGTAAAACAGCTAACGATTTAGTTAGTAACTTTGTAAATCATTCAGGATTAAGATACGCCGGACCTGATTATGAGAAATCAGTAAACTCAATAGCTTCCCAAGCTAACAAAATCGCTCAAACAGTAGCTTAATATTTCTTTATTTATTTTTTATTACAAAATAAATTATTTAAATTAGTATTCTAAAACTTAATTTATGCCAAACGAAATTTGTATCCTTTGCGGAAAAGAAACTAATGTAGACATTAACACACACATAGACCATAGATATGGTTATGTTGAAGGTGCTGGTCAATGTTGTAAAGAATGTTATAATAAGACCTCAAACATTGAAGAGGATTATGTAACGAGAACCATGAAAAATCGTACAACCTTACTCACAATTTCAGCTGAAGATATTTTAGGGACACCTAACGATATGCAATTGGGGGCAAAAGTTAGACAACAATATTGGGATACCTATGGTAAACCTGAAAAGGTACCTAATCCGTGGGTTTGTGGTTTATGTGGTAAAGACACATCTAATGTTGATTATGATTACTTAATGGGAGTAGACCATATCGAATGTCATTTAAAGGAAGAAATGAAGAATGACCCGTCTTGGAACGTGAACTAAATTAAATAATTGGAGTATTTATATACACATAGAAGTATACTCAAATGAAAGAAATATCAAAGAAAGATTTATTAGTTCAATTACAGGAACAATCTGACGTAGATGAAATGGCCTATAACCAAAAGGGAACACAGGATACATCAGGTAAAATCGCTAAGTTCAGACCTATCTTTAAATCAGATAACACAACTAACATACCAGATGGTTGGGCTATTAATAAAGATAAAGTGGCGGGAGAAGAACGTATTTGGATACCTTTAGATGGTAGTGAATTAGAAGCTTTTAAAGAAGTAAACCAAGAATGGTTGGATTCTTTAACTGACAAATATGGTAAAGAACCTGAATTGGTGGCAGCTAAAAGAATTAAAGACCAACCAAGGAGTGCAAAAGTGGGTACATCATATCAACATTCTGGAGTTAATAAACCAGCAACAACAAAGATTAAGATTGAATTGAATCGTTTGGTTGAAGAATACTTAGGTAATCCTGAAGTATCGGCTCGTTTAGAAAGATTAAGTATTCCTGAAGTTAAATCAAGAGATAGAAAACATTTGGATAGATATGGTAGAGTTGATAATGACCAAGTCAATTATCAAACACATACATTCAATTCTTATTTATCTTCAACTCAATTTCTTCAGTTTGTTACGGCGAGAATTACAGGTAAAAAGTTAGAGGACGATTATAAATCATATCATTTGGCTCGGCAGTTCAACCAAAACTACATGAATTGGGAAGAAACAAAAAAGAACAGTAAACAATATTTGGGTAAAACACCGGCTTATATGTTAGATGCTTTTGGTTTTGATGAAACTAATTTAGATGTAACAGTTAGAATGGATTTATCAATCAAAGGACAAATGCTTGATAATCAATATCTATGGACTGTTAGATTTAAAACTAAATTCGGTAGAAAACTTAAAGAAGATAGATGGGTTAACGGTTTAACATTGGATAAAGACCTTACGTTTAGAAAGACAGCTGAATTAGAACCAGGAACACAGTTTGATGATAAAATGACGGTTATGGATAGTTTACCTATCAAGACCTCACTTATTGAAGCATTGGATGAATTAAGAGATACTATAATGACTAAATTTAAACCAGTTGAGACATTGAAACTCGCTAACGTAAAACAATACGATATCACCAAAAAACCTAATGTAAACGAAGGGGTTGAGATTGCTAAAGAAGTTATTAAAAGAATAGATAAACTTAAAAAGTTAAAAAAATAATAAGCCCCTCCCTGGATAGTATTCATGGACTGACACACGTACGTGTTTCGCTATAATCCTCACAGAAATGTGGGGATTTTTTTTTGTATTATTTTGTATATTCAAAAACATTTCATATCTTTGTTGGTATGAATATATTACTAATAATTTTTCTAATATTGGTTTGGGTAACCTCATCTGTATATGTGATGTATTATCATAATAAACATTACACATTAGGTTTGGATATGGTAATAGGTGCGATATTATTAGGACCAATATTAGCTTTAATAGTAGGAAAGGATGTTGAAGAGAAGAAGAAATATTATGGGGTAATGGAACAGGAGAGTAATGATAGACATAGAGGATGGTTTAGAACAATGTCAGAAATTAATAGACAACGAATGACAAGTTTTGGTAGGTCCATTCCACCTCCACCACCGATATCACGAATTGCTCAATCACAATCAGAAAGAGAAACGGCAATTAGGTCAGCAATAGAAAGAATAGATAAAAATAAAATAAAGGACTTCAAATTTTTAAGAAGCAATGTTAAAGATACCGAATGATAGAAAAGTATGGGTGACTTCGGATTCGCACTATGGTCACACAAACATATGTCGTGGAATAACTAATTGGAGATTACCTAATGGTGATGTACCAGAGAAACAAACGCGCCCATTTGAAACATTGGATAAGATGAACGCTTCGATTGTAAACAACATCAATGAGGTTGTTGGTCAGGATGATGTGTTGATACATTTTGGTGATTGGTCATTTGGTGGATTTGAATCTATTATGGAATTT